CGTTTTGTTTTCATCAGATGCTCAGCTCATCAACGAGCGCAGCCACTTTACCGATGGTCAGTTCTTCATTCTGGGCGACAACAACACTCGTGAGCTACAGAGAATCCCATTCAACGAAATTACTGGTGCAGTAACTGACCCAGACGACTCAGAGCGCATCCGCTACATCCGCAGGACGTGGCAGCGCACCGATGTCAACTTCCCAACTGGGCTAGAGACTGCTGCAGCTCGTGATGTTTGGTATCCAGTTGATACCTACCAGCCAAGTGGTCGCTTTGCCTCCACAATTCAGAATCAGCCTGTAGATGCGAGCAAGACCATGTTCTACAGCAGAGTCAACATGAGGGCAGGTCGCATCTGGGGTGTTCCAGACGCGTTGCCAGCTCTTCCATGGGCACATGCCTACAATGAGTACCTGAAAGACGGCTCAAGACTTTTGAAGTCGCTGGCAATGTTTGCTTGGCAGCTTCGCACCAAGACTAAGGCTGGTGCAACGGCAGCTGCAGCTTCGATTGCAACTAGCGTTAGCGAAGGCAGCCCCGGCGTGGGTTCGACTGCAATTATGGGTGAAGGCATGGAGCTAGCCTCTTTGCCACGCACAGGAAGCGTTGACCTTTCGACTGGTCGCCCACTTGCCTCTATGGTTGCTTCAGCACTTGAAATCTCTGTGGTTGCCCTGATGAGCGACCCGGGAACCTCTGGTGCTTACGGAACTGCACAGACGCTAGATATCCCAACTGTGAAGGCCATGGAGTCTCGCCAGTCAACTTGGACTACTCTGTATCAGCGAATTCTGACTTGGATGGGTGCAACCAGTGTTCAGGTCTCTTGGCCCAAGATTGAGGTTGAGGCAACTCAGAGGCTTATGCAGGCTCTGGCACTTGCTCGGGAGACTAACGCCATCTGGGATGACGAGTACCGTGATGCAGTAATCGAGACTTTGGATATTACGAAGATGCACAGAACTCCACCTCCTGTGGATGATGACCCAAGAATTAACGACGGCGGAAGCGCAGTGCCGTCTCAGGGCAACTCTGGTGCTGTCGGTTCGATGCAGGATAACTCAAATGACCTCCGAGATGAGGAGAACGCTCCATCGGCCTAACAGCACTGTGTGGTATCATTTCTAATAGGCAATTTCGTTATGGAGTAGTATGGCTATAAAGCTATCCGAGTCGCTTGGCTTTGATGCCAAGGAATCAAAAAGCAAGTGGCGTATTAAAGTCATAGAGTCTGGATGGGGTTCATCTGGCTACTATGGCAATGAGCTGCTTAAGAGAGACGGGCCTAAGGTTTTCAGGGCTGGAACCAAGGTCTTTATGAATCACCCATCTGTGTCTGAGTCTAATGACCGACCAGAGCGTGACGTACATCAGCTAGCTGGCAAGCTACTGACTGATGCCTACTTCAAAGAAAACGGCCTTTATGCAGATGTAGAATTTTACTCCCACTACGCCCCAATTATTCGCGAGATGGCAGAGGATGTGGGACTTTCAATCCACGCTCTTGGCAACTCGTACATGGGTGAAGCTGAGGGTAGAGAAGGGCCAATCATCGAGTCGCTAGTGGAAGACCCACTGACGAGCGTTGACGTGGTAACTGTTGCTGGAGCAGGTGGCAAATTTGTCTCCTTGCTTGAAAGCTACAGACAAAATGGTGACGTTACCGAACTGGTGGCGGAATCCGAAACGGAAGGAAAAGAAATGTCAATTACGAAGGAAGAACTTGAGGCCGCATTTGACGACCTTAAAGAAACCCTCGTTGACGCTCTAGCCCCTCTGCGTGAGTCGGTATCGGTTCTAGTAGAGGCTGCAACTCCTGCTGAGGAAGAGGCCGTGGAGGAAGAAACCCACGCCATTGACCCAGTAGAGGTAGCGGAGAAGTTCAACGAGTCAGGACTTCCTAAAGTTGCCCTACAGCGTGTAGCTGAGGCAATGAAGTCCGACACTAACACCAAGACCGTAGACGAGCTAATTGCAGATGAGAAGGCTTACGCTGACTCAATCCGCGAGGGCTTTGTTGCAGAGGCAGCAGCTCCTGCAGACGTTAGTGGTGTTGTCCACGAGGCTACCGCCTCTTCAACCGCCGATGAGTTTGACGCAGTAGTGTCACGCATCAAAAGAAAGTAAGGAAAGAGTAAATGTCTACTAACGAGATTTACACAAAGGGCAGCGAGCTCGTCCTTCCTGTGCACTCAACAGTCACCTCTGGTGCGTTGGTACAGGTAGGCCGCATTGTTGGCGTAGCTCAAAAGAATGCCGTAACCGGTGAAGACGGCAACACCTATGCAACTCTGCAGTTGAGTGGCGTATTCGCATTTACCAAAGCAGCTGGTGCAACTCTTGCAGTTGGCGACATTGCTTATGGTAACGACGATGCTACTTCTGGCATCATTGCAGAAGTTAACGACACCACCACCGACAAGGTGATTGGTCACGTTACAAAGCTGGGCACCACCAAGGTCCACGTACGTCTATTGCAGACTGTCTAGTCAGAAAAGGAATAGAAAATGACTAACAACATTACCCCTCGCCAGCTAGAGGCTGCAAAGCTCCTTGAGGGCGCTCTGCGTGGCGACAGAATGGACAAGATTAAGCTTCAGGAAGGTATCGCCACAAGCGACCTCCCAGAGCTGCTTGTCCCAACTCTAAACAAGGTTCTCCTTGAGGAGTACGAGGCAACCCCGAAGGTCTGGGACCAGTTCGCAACTCAGCTTGTAGTTGACGACTTCCGCCCAGTAACTTTTCAGGCGCTAAAGTACGACGACGCTGGAGAAGACAATCAGGGTGACACCTTCCGTGAGGGTTCACTACCAACCGTTGGCGAGTACGACGAGTACCCAACTGCTGGATGGTTCTCGGTTACCGAGCAGACCATGCAGGTCAAGAAGGCTGGTCAGCGTATTCGCTTCAGCTGGGAGTCCATCGTTAACGACGGACAGATTGGTCTGCTAGAGCGTCTCCCAGTGGAGCTAGCTCTTAAGGCTGCTGGTAAGGAAGACGAAGAGGTTACCAAGCAGTTGGTAGCAACTGGTGGTCTAAACACCTCCAACTTCAAGGCAGGAAACCAGAACTTGCTTTCTGGCAACCCAACCCTAACCCTTGACTCACTGGAGGACGCAATTGAGGCTGCTAACCTGCAGACCTACAATGGCCGTCAGATTACTCCTGTAACTCAGTTCGCACTTGTTATTCCTCGTGCTCTTGAGATGACTGCTCGCAAGATTCTTGCTGTGCAGGAGGTTCGCTCCGAGACCACCGCTGGTGGCGTTGCAACCACGACCATCTCTGGTAACCCAATTGGTTCTCAGGTAACCATCGTTGTAAACGACTGGCTAACCAAGATTAACTCTGGTGCTGGCGCTTACTGGTTCCTGATTCCAGTTCCCGGACAGCAGCTGAACCCAGCCGTTGCTCTTGGATTCCTACGCGGTTACGAGACCCCAGAGCTTCGCATCAAGTCCAACGGAGGTCTTTACCTCGGTGGTGGCGAGGTTCCTGCTCGCGAGGGTTCATTCGACAACGACGACTGGGAGATGAGAATTCGCCACATCTCAACTGGTGGCTTCATCGTTCCAGCAGGAACAATGGCTTCAACTGGAGCTGGTTCCTAAACCCAAAACCCATAGAAAAGCCCCCTCTTCGGAGGGGGTTTTTCTTATGCTACAATTGAACTCCGACCCCGCCGGAAGCCCCGTATTTACGGGGTTTTTCGACTTTACTAGATAGGAAAATAATGGTTACTGTGTATACTCTCCCAGCCTGTGTCCAATGCGATAGCACAAAGAAGTTTTTGAAGAGAAACTTGATTGAGTATATGGAGATTGACATTAGTAAAGACGAAGAGGCGATGCAGAAGATTCGTGACCTTGGATTCACTCAAGCGCCTGTTGTGCAGTTTGGCGAAGAGACTTGGAGTGGATTTAGGTTCGATAGGCTCAATAAAATCGCTGCTTAGTATGCTACAATTATCTCGGTAGCGTCGCTCCTTGCGTTACCTGTGTTGTGTGTGTTAAAACCGCCCCTGTCGAGGTCGAACTCCGGGGGCGGTTTTTCTTATGCTACGGTATAATAAAACAATGGTTTACTTTCCCTCTTCCAACTTACCTGCGCAGTCACAGGAGTGGGCAGAGACGGTTGAAGATGAGATTAATAAGCTCGACAGAACCGTAAAGGGAAAGAAGCCCAGAGCAGCCGACAGGGCTGGTGGAGTAGGTGCTCCGGGGCCTCAGGGGCCACAAGGCCCTAAAGGCGATACTGGAGACGCTGGCCCACAAGGCCCAGAAGGCCCTCAAGGCATTCAGGGCGAAACAGGCCCAGAAGGCCCTCAAGGCCCAGAAGGGCCTCAGGGTGCTGAAGGCCCTCAGGGGCTACAGGGCGAACAGGGTATTCAGGGTGAGACTGGCCCACAGGGTATCCAAGGTATTCAAGGCGAGACTGGGCCTCAAGGCCCACAGGGCGACACTGGGCCACAAGGGCCTCAGGGTATTCAGGGTGAGCAGGGGCTTCAAGGGCCTCAAGGTGAAACTGGAGCAACAGGCCTACAGGGGCCTCAGGGTGAGACTGGTGCAACAGGGCCTCAAGGCCCAATCGGCCCAGCAGGCCCAACGGGGGCAACGGGTGCAACTGGGCCTCAGGGAGACCAAGGTCTAACTGGGCTATCTGCCTATCAGGTAGCTCAAGCGAACGGCTTTACAGGCACGGAGGCAGAATGGCTTACAAGTCTAGAGGGCGCAGACGGGGCGGATGGTCAACCTTACGGAAACGTAGACGGCGGAAAAGCAGATAGCATATATGGTGGGATAAGTCCACTATTAGGCGGAAGCGCAGGTAGTTTTTAATGGCAGTTCAGATTCAGCTTCGGAATGACACCGCCAGCAATTGGGCGACAGAAAATCCAACTCTCGCACAAGGCGAGGTTGGCATTGAAACAGATACTCGTTTAGTTAAGGTTGGCGACGGCCTAACTGCATGGAATGACTTGGATTACGGGCTACTAAGTCTCCCAGATGAAATAGATGGCGGAAGCGCCTAACTGGTAGAATAGAGGTAAGATGGCCCTCCCAACTAACGTAGATTATGGCACTGTCGTAGGACAGTTCCTTTTGGCGTACGGTGATGGAGTAGATGCTGACGTTTTTCCTGATGGCGTTCCTGCCAAGGGAAGTATTTACTTTCGTCCAAGCCCAGTTAAACTTCTTGATGCTTCCGCATCTCCAAACCCAGTAACGATTCTCCCAGCATCGGTAGAGTGCACTCTTGATGCTAACGGCTACCTCCTAGGCCCAGATGGCACTCAGGGTGTAAACCTAGTCGCTACTGATGACACAGACCTAAACCCAAGTGACTGGACTTGGCTAGTAGAGTTCAGACTTACTGACCAAGATGACGTTCCGGTAAGCGTTGCTTCTTTCAGCATCGAGCTTCCTGCAAGCACAACTGTAGACCTAACAACTGTCTCTCCTGTGCCAAGTGCAAATGGCACTTACTACCTAGTTGGCCCAACTGGCCCCACGGGAGCTACAGGCCCAACTGGCCCTGCTGGAGCAGACGGTGTTGACGGAGCTGACGGAGCCGATGGAGCTGACGGAGCAGCTGCCACAATTGCAGTTGGAACAACCACAACTGGGGCAGAGGGCACTAGCGCATCTGTCACAAAC